TGCTTGTCCAAAATCGCCCTCATTGCCGTCGTCACGACGGTAACAGGGTGTGGCTTCCAACGCTTTGTGCGTGGTCGAGCTTGAGTATCCATTACGGATATCCTCCAGTGCGTGGTTTCGGCCTAAATCAGGCCGAAGTACCATCAAAGCGATTAACATCGCCACGATGGCTATCAGCTGATTCATGATTAATGTTTCAGATCATGAGAAATTGCAACTGCCGTGCCGATTGCGCCGCCGATCAAGGCTTCGAAATCGTCAAGACAAACCTGCACATCAGCTGACGACACGCCAACAGGAGCCGAGACATTTCCGTCGATAATCACCGTTTTGTATTCGGTGCCAACGAGGAAAGACCGCGAAAGCTTCAAATTGCTTTTCGCCACACCGGCGGACGTTGCCGTCGCCTTAGGAGGGGTACGCTTGAGATCAATACGGTCAGTTACGGCGAAGGTCTGATTAGGACCCGCATAACGAACCGCGTTAGGATTAAGCTGAGCATCCTCAGTGTAAGACTTGGTGTTGACAGTAATTGTCATGGATTTCTCCGAAGTTTAGCGAACAAACCTAGTTTTCCCGGGTTTAATTTGCTGGATGAAGAGACTAAGAAGGTCCCAACCACGATTGTTGCGCAAGGCATGGACGATGTCCGTGTCAAACGCAATGCCGGGTTGAGGGATCCCAGGTACGCGGATTCGCGTCTCAAAAGCGATTTCCGTAACCCCATGCGGTTGGCGTTGCACCACCCATCCAGGTAAAAACTGTACTTCCCCCACAGACCTCGTCACCTTTGTTTCTTTGATGACGGTAGTCCATGAGGACAGTCCTTTGATGCCCAGTTTTGGTGTCAGGGCCTGGATATAATCTCCGAAATTGACGAACCAGTCAACAACGAAGGAGAACGGGATTAACTCCCAAGCAGTAATCGGGATTGACTCCCAACTGAAGCCCATACGTGCCGACACCGAGCGGTCACCCTCATAGAGGATGCCTGCTTTTACGGTGTAGGTCGTGGTGGAGCTAAACTGCTGTGGTATGGTAAATCCTTCAATAACGTCCGTACGCGACCAGGTGGCCGTGTCGGTGCGCGTAGATTGACCGCGCGCTGTATTGCGTTCATTAAACGTGCCTTCCTCGAG